AATGTTGATGGTAGAGCAGCAAGTACTGATTGCATTTGCGCGATAACTGTTGATGCAGAAGTAGCAGCAGAGAAGTCAACGTCAGGAGTACCTGATTTCGCGTTGTCAATCAAGCGAAGAAGACCAGTGAACGCACTGTAAGTTGGTGTTGCATTTGAAGATGCAGCATCAAAGTTACCCTGCCACAAGTTGAACTCGATAGCCTCTCCAACTTTTGCAGCGATGTGAGCCAACATAAAGTCAGCGAACTCAACTGGTACAACGTCATTGATGAATCCTGCACCCGTGTTGTAAGCTTCCCAATCTTGAACGAATTGCTTTTTGCAAAGTTCAACATTAGTGTTCAAGTCAGTAGTTGTAAGTGTTGTTTCCGCTAGAGTAACAGAACCTGCAACTGTGAAATCACAAGTAGCAGCTACTACCAATCCACTTGATGAAAGCTTCTTGATAACCGCTTTGTACTTTACGTTTTCTTTGATAGCGATGTAGCCGTTAGCTAGAGTATCGCCAGATAGAATAGCAGCTTGGATATACGGAAGTGCTAACGCACCTGCGTATGAAGAACTGCTAATTGTTAATGATGTAGCCATTTCTTATTATTTTTTTAGTGACATAATCTTGTTTAGGATTCTGTCGTTTTTAGTTTGTTTTTTTGAAAAATTTACTGCTGACAATTCCTCTGTAACTGCTGACAACTGCGTGTCACGTTCTGCTAGTTGATTCTTGATTGATGTCAACTGCTCATCCATTGCTGCGATAACCGCTGCGATGTCTGCACTCATTTCTTCTTCTGCTACTTCCGCCTCTTTCATTTCAGTAATGAAGCCGCCAACAGTAACTACAACACTACCATTATCGAGAGTATGCTCTCCATCTGGTGCAGGTTGTGGGTTACCTTCAGCATCGATAACGTAAAGTTCTGCTCCTACTTCAAATGCTGCGTTAGGTGTAGCCACCAAAGTACCATCTGTAAGAGTTCCCTCCATCGACATCTTAACTTCAACACAATGAACACAAAACACAATAATCTTATAGCGAAGATAGGTAGTTATCTATTTCATTCGCCCAATTTTCTCTTATTTCTCCTCGTGACATTTCAACACCCACCTCGTTGAAGAATCCTTCAATCGAGAATCCTTTAATCTTGCCTTCTTTAACCTGCTGCCAAACTTCTTCGTTGTCAACTTTCACGCCAACGAACCACGTACCGTTCGGCAGTTCAAACCCTAAGCCTACTGATTTGTCACTCTCGCCTTCCTTCAACCAAGATTCAACAACTGTCAATCCAGTAACGGCAAAAGTATGTTCTACCGTGTGGTTGTGTTGCAGATTCTTTAGCAAGAAATTGTGCGCTACCTTCTCAATTAATTTAGAAGTGAACTGTGCGTAGTATGGAGTGCCGTCACCGTCTTCTCTGTAGATCAATTTATCGGGAATGAGCGCAGCACCGTACACCATCTTGCGTTCTTCTTGGATATCGGATAGCTTAACTTTCTTCTCTTTGGATAACGCGATAAAGTCTACTTCGATAGCAGGAAATTCAACTAGTGAAATAGCTTGGACACCTAGAAATCCTTCTTCATCGATGTCGTATTGTCTTACTTCTTTTTTCATATTATAGTACTGTTTGGTCTTTAACTTTTTGATTCGCTTCCATTGCAGATGACACGTTGCTCGATAGCACGTATGCTTGAACTGCTCCCGTCTGCGCTGGTCTATTATTTAGGAACGATGTGTTGAGTGGGTTGAAAGCAGGTGTGACACTTGTCATTGAACTACCACCACCACCGCCACCAAGTGAACCGCCACCCCCACCACCACTTGCGCTACCACCACCACCACCTCCTCCGTTGAATTGCGTCTTTGCAATCTTCGCCACGTTGGCAAGTCCACCCGCGATAGCAAGACCTGCTGCTATTTGTCCGCGAACTATTGACGATGGGTCAAGTGGATTGACCTGAGAAGCAAATGCTTTCTGTGCGGATAAATAAGTAGTGATAAGTGTTTGCGCTATTGACGCTGCCTTGTTTACTGCAAATGCTTTCCTCGCTGACTTCTCGCTGCCATTATTAAAGACATCAGTAAGCGTTGAAATTAACGTTAGTGAATCTTGAATAGTTTGTATTTTGAAATCTGTAATGGACTGAAGTCTCGCCTTTTCTTTGTCTGCCGCTTCTTTGTCCTTGTCTTCTTTCTCTTTGCGATATTTTTCTTCTATGTCAGCAATGTCTTTTTTCTGCTGCTCTGCAAGTGCTTTTTCTATTTCAGCGTTCCCGTTTGCTAATTCAAAACGTGCATCGTAGTCAGCTACCAGTGCGTCGATTTCCATTTCTTTAGCATCAGTAACCAAAGACTGTTGAGCTTTGTAATAGCCTTCTTGTATTTTTAGCCTTGCCTCATTAGCTGCCACCTCAGCGGCTGCATCTTCATTTTGCCATTCAAGTATCTGTGCGCTGATTTCTTCTTGTGCTTTAAGGAATGCGTCTGCTGCCGCCTTATCATCTGCTGCTCTTTTATCTCTTGAAGCCTTTGATTTGGCTGCGTCTTCTTTATTAAACTTGTCGGTGATTTGTCCCTTCTTAACAAAGTACGCATCGTTTGCAGCTTCTAACGCACGTTCGTTATCCCCTGCCATAGTCAACTGTTTGGCAAACCATTCGTCCAAACTTTGCAATTCAATTTCTCTCGCGCTTAACTTTGATTGATAAATAGTCTTTTCGTTTTCAAGAATCATTCGGTTGAGATTCATCATCTCATTGACTGCTTGAATCTCATAATCTACTCTCTGTTGAGAATACTTTTTTCTTAACTCATCAAGTTGTTTTTCCTGCTCATCACTTAAGCCGTAAGCTTGTTTTTCCATCCACATCAAGTTGTCAATCTTATCCTTTGTATCCTTGATATCTTCCTTCATACTCTTGCGCTTCAAGTCGGATAACGCCTTTTCGTTACCTGCCGCCTCAGCCATTCTCAGTCTTTCAAGATTATGCCTTTGCTCGTTTGACGCATCAATAGATTTGTTGGCTTCATCGACATCGTTTCGTTGATCGTCAAGTAAAGCTTTAACCGCCATACCTATGGCAGCAATAGCAGCGACGAGTAAGAATATTGGATTGGTCAACAATGCCGTACCAAGTGCTTTCAATGCACCGCCAAAATCTTTTATTCCGCTAATCGCACCTTTAAAACTTACGTTACCCACCTGCCCTGCAAGTCCTTTTACGGAACTTGTGACACCTTCAAAGTCAAGATTGAAAAGCCTATCCTTTAATAGGTTGGCATTATTGCTAAGACGCTCGAATGCAGAACCTGCGTTGGCGTTCATAGCTTCCGAAGCATCGTTTATCTGGTCTTTAACTTGACCAGCTTGTAGTGCTAACTCTTGAAACTTTGCCGTATTTGGGTCAAGTGTAGCAAGTTCTTGTTTGAGCGCACGAAGTTGTTTCGTCAAACTTTCTATTGCCACACCTGCTGCTGCTGCTTCTGCCATTATATTACTGCTTTAATGATAATATAAACAATCACTAGAATTGGACAAAGTTGTAGTGTCCATTTCAGCGCATTGAACTTCGCTTTACTTTTTAAGTGGTGCTTTCCTTCCGCTACTTTTGAGCAGTCAGTTTCTCCACTTATTCCTTGCTTGTGCATCTCAAACATAATGTTCAAGTTATCGTGCAGTTGGTCTATTCTTATCATTTGATTTGTGTGTATTTTAGTATAGCACTTATCTCAACAGTGTATGGATAACCACTACCACCACTCATTCCGATTTGAAGTCTATGTTCTGCCGTGTTTGTTGACACATCAACTGAACCTGCAAGTGTATTCAAACTTCCAATCTGCGTGATGGTAGTGATAGCACTAACTGCCGCAGTCGTGTTCTTGTAGATGTGAAAAGAGAACACTGCGCTATGTTTGGTTGATGCGTTCTGCGACATTACAACCGACAGTTCACAAAGCCACATAGTGCCGTTGTCAAGATTCAATCTATCAACACCGTTCAACTTTATTTCAACCTTGTCACCCGTAGCAGCATACGTTCCTGCCCCACTAAATGACAATAGACCGCCTTGTGATTTTCCCAAAGATGGGTTGACTCCAAAATGAACACCTCTATATTTTGCGTCCACACCTTGACCGACCACTAGTGAACCACTAGCAGCCGACACAACACGGTTGAAGTCACCCAATACCTGCGAATCATTCGCGCCAATTTCTACCACGTTACCATTACCTCTTACTGTCGGTTGGCTGACCGCTTCAAACGATCTGTTACTTACTTGCGAAGGTCTGTCACCACCACCAAAAGCGTAGCACTTGTCCACGTTTGCGTTCCAAGTGTAACCATACAACTCGCAGCAAGATTGCGAACCATCTAAGCCCGTATCTACACCATCAGTAAATAGTATTTGTCCATCTTCTGCTGATGCGTTAGGTGTAAATCCACACGCCTCTGGTATGTCTATAATCTTAATTAACTTACACTTGCTACTTACTCGCTGCCCTACGACATAATCACTAATCTCTAGCACTCTCCAATAGCTATCCTTAACAAATATCACATCGTTGAATTGAATTGATTTATAGTCATTCAAATCGAGCGTCCC